AATATTCGGTGCAGCCATTTGTTTTCTCCTTTAGCCAAACACGATTGCCATAGCTATGGCTTTACCAGTTGATATACCAGCACTACCAAAACTAATAGTGCCGCTTCCGTTAGTAACTAATGCTTGGCCGCTTGTGCCATCCGATGTCGGCAGTGTAAGCGCAGTTACAAATGCCTGCAAGTTAGCGTCATACGCCAATACATCTGATCCAACTGCCACGCCTAGATTCGTTCGTGATGTTCCTGCATTCGCAACATCCGATAAGTTATTCGCGGCAAGCAATGAACCCGTCGCAGGAATCGTGGCCGTAAGATCAACAACCGCGGCACCTGATCCAGCGCCGTCGCAGTAAATAAACGCCGTGTTGCCATTAGCTACCGTTACGTTAGCCCCGCTCCCCTGTGAAAACACCGCGGACTGCCCTGAGTTGTTCTTTACGACATAAAACTTTTGGCTGTCATTGGGAGCTACCGTAATTGTATTAGTTCCACTTGGACTGCCAGAAAGAACCAAAACACGATACTGACCATCAGACAAAGCCCCATCCGAGGTTGTCAAAGTATGCGTTGTTCCAGACAACGTAATTGTACCAACACCGTTGGTCAGTCGGTCCAAGATGTCGAAGTTGAGGTTAGTGGTATTGCCCCAAGTACCGGACTCATCGCCCGTCGCGATCTTTGTAATACCGCCATTTGTAGTATAGGTAGCCATATTTCCTTACCTTTACGCTGCTATTTCAATCCAAGTTGTGCCAGGATTTGGTCCCTCTTCAGTCCACGTATCTCCTCCAGAAGGAGACACAGGCGTCCAAGACGTTCCTGGGTTTGGAATAATGTTATCATAAACTAACACAGAACCAACCGTTGCGCTAGAACTAAGCCCCGTGACGTTTAAAATCGCGTTTCCTTTAGGCTCAACCGATCCAACTCCAGAGGTCATTATCATGCCAATGTTGTTAACAGGAACTCTTTGGAAAGTGCGTAGTTCAATGGGGTTTACAAGCCCTGATGCAGCAAGTCCCGTCACTTGGACATTTGGAGCATCACCAATTATAGTGGGCGCTGTCACCCCACCAACCGCTTCAACTCCTACAGCATTTACATCTACACCCGTGCCTTCGATGATCGTGACACTGCCAACATTCCCCGAAGCCTCAAGACCTGTTGCCGGAGCATAAGCGTTAATAACAACAGTAACTCCGTTAAGCGCCGTTGTTCCAAGCAACGACGCCGTAAGTGTGACCGTAACTCCCGCGCCTTCCACAACAGTGACAGAACCAACCGCCATTGTTGCTTCAAGACCTGTTGTTGGAATATTCTGCTCAGTACGAAGAGTTACATCACCAACCGTACCCGTGCCGGACACCCCAACGGCACTAACACTGTTGCTGCCTTTAGCAATAACAGAACCCACAGCACTTGTTGCGGACAGACCCGTGACAGAAACTATCGCTCCTGCCGCAACAGTGACAGAACCTACTTGTCCTGTAGAACCAGGTAAAGCGGGACTTTCGCCCCATGAACCGCTGCTCCAAGGGTCAAAACCCCAACCTGTAATGGGAACAACGACAGCCGCCATAACTATTACGCGATACGAATAAGAGCGTTAGTAGCGTCAGCAGTTGGGAATACAATCTGGAAGTCACCCGCTGTAGAAGACTTGTCAGAGCCAAAGTCCAAAACAACAACAGTGTCCGTAGTACCCGACCCTGCGCCAGTGGTTGTATTATAAATCAACGCCCCACGAGCAGTAATCGTTGCAGACGTAAACGTAAGATCCGCAAAATCAGTGAAGGCCGTTGTACCAGAAGTTGTCGGAGTTACGTTCGTCAACGTGCCCCCGCCCGCAGCATACGAACCAGAGTTACCAACTTCGTTTGATGAAGTGTACGCTGTAGTAGACGCATCAAAAGAAGCACTGTTTGTGTACAGAGCCAACTTAAACGTATCGCCCGATGAGTTTGTAAAATTGTGACTACCAGTAAGCAGTTCCTGCTTAAAAGAAGTACACATATAGTTTCCGCTGAAAGCCATGATTATAGTCTCCTTATAAGTTCAGCCAGTTCGGGATTTCCCGCGTCCTTGAGTGCATTATACACAGTTGTGCGGTCACTGCGAATAGCCTGCCGCATATAATATGCAACAAGCGTTTCGACGTGCTTCGAGAAAGCACGAGCTTGGTCCCGTATCCCTGGATGGGCAGTATCGGAAACCGAAATAATCTTCTCAACACACTGCTCCGCTAACTCGTCAGGAGTAAATCCCCGGTTGTCGGTAGTGTTTACCCCGATGACAGGAGCGTCCTTGTTGATATCTACCTTAAACTCAAACATTACGTTTTCTCCCGTAAGACTTTACCTGTACGGTACTCATCCGTAGTTTCTTTCGCCTCACCAAGCTGTTTGATTCCCACCAAGGCTTCTTTAAAACGAGAGTTGTACAACGACATTATGTCCTGCTCGCCCTTCATATAAATGTAAGCCTCGATCAAAGATCCATACAACAGCGCCATTTCAGCATTTATACTGAGCCAAGTCGTTGCGCCATCAGCACCCGCAGTCAGACTATCGGGCCTATAAAAATAGTGAAGTTCCGCAGTGTAGTTCGCACCAACTGCAGGAGCATTTGGCGTTGGAGCCAATAGAAAGTTTTCTACGTCAAATACCCCATAATAACGGGGCGCACCAGTTGTCGTGTCGTCCGGAGTATAGGTCTGCAAAAAGCTAGGATCCTTAAACTCAATAAAAAACCTGTCCGCGTCTGGACCCCGCAAGCTCAAAGAAAAGGGAGCAAGAAAGTCCGAAGGCACCGCTAAATAAGGATTGCCCGCGGTAGTTGAAGCGGTAGAGTTCTTTCTAAACAAACTAAGCTGTACATTCTTCAAGATCCGCTCTTCCGACTGCCTAATAAACAAAGGAAGGTTTGTGACGAAGGAAGTCTCGTCGTTCTCTGTATAATCTTGAATAGCCTGTTTAAGCTGCGCGTATGTAAAACTCATGTTGTCACCACCGTTACTGTTCCGACTGAGCCTTGGGCAACCAAATTATTAGAAGGACTAAGCCCTGGAATATATGCAAAACCCACAGGGTTCCAGCCCCACTGCACTGCACGTTGCTCGGCAAGCTGTGTCTCTGGACGAGGATCCCGTAACGCTTGCGGATCTGGATATGCTTTCGGCGGGTACAACTGCGGATGTTTAGGCTCGAACTCGTCTGGGCCAACTTTAGACCCCGTCCACTCCACCTTCATTTCACGAAGACGGTAACGGCGACCAGACCGATCAGATATACCCCAAGCATTTTTGCCACTAGCGTATGCCATTATACCCTCAAATAACTCAGACTAGGCTGCAACTTCAAAGGAGTCCGACCTTGGTCCTCGTCCGCTGCGCGTTGAAACTCTTCTTCGTATACCGTCTTCAACAACTGCACACGCTCCGGCGCACGTTTCATCGCCATATAATAGGCTAATCCCGCCACCATGCAGGGAAAGAACCGGAAGGGCATATCAGTAGTATTAACCAAAGCATCTGCATCCTGAATCCGACGCACATAATAGTAAATCAACTGATCCGTTGAGTTCTCTGGTACAGCCCAAAGATTAATTACAGGATCAATCTGCCTGTTCAACCAATACTGGCTGGTACGGCCTTGAGTCGTTTTGTTTGGAAGAGTTGCATATTCGCCACGGCTAATGCGCTCAACCTCAAAGTCTGTGCCATTTCGACGAACCACCACATCAAGGAGATCAACCACATCATCCGTCAACGTCTCCTGTGCTTGACCTTGGGTAAGAGTGATCGTGCCCTGCTTGACCGTCCACAAGTTCAACCCACGGTTTGCCCAGTCTGCAAACATCAGGTTCAAAGATCTGCGAGCCGTGCGAGCATCGTAGCCCGTGCGGACCTCTAATCCACACCGCTCATACGCTTCTTCAATAACCTCTCCTACATCGAGGTTAAAATCTCTTGAACCTGAAGTTGCCATTACATCTCGCCTTTATAAGACCCGCCACGACCAGCCATTACACAACCGCCGTTGGCATAGCCAACCTTACCACCGCGCATCATCTTAACTGGACCGCCACGCATCATCTTAACTGGACCGCCACGCATCATCTTGTTGACCCCTCGGCCTTTAAGAATATCTGCTTGTGTGACTTTACCATCTCCGGTCAAATCTGGGAATTTTTTACCTGGCATTTTAAACACTCCTTTGTCTACGCATTAGTATATGCCGTTTATAGTCGTCAGGTTCATAATTTTTATAGTAACCTAGTTTCTCAAGTTTTGCAGCAGCATTCTCTAAATCGCTCCAACGCTGCACAAACACAACGCCTTCTGCCCCTGAATGAAATGCAAGCAGCCAAATGTCTTTATCAACATCACTGAAAAATCTGTTTAACGCATGACATCGATCTTCTAACGATTGATAGTCGTCAGTGTAATCGTAGTCGAAGAACATGGCAACTTTATACCCTTTAGCGTTAAATCCTGCACATTCGTGTAAAACATCTGACCATAAATCATCTGTTACAACAGTCTTAACCTCGCCAGCCTCGTAAACCTGCAAAGCAAACGGACAACGAGGGACGTTGTTATTAAACTCAGATGGCTGCGCCAAATCTTTTACCCAAGACTCTATCAAAAGACCCTCACTAATCCGCCGTTAGCTTTCCAATTAATCCGTTTCGAAGATTTCTTCTTCTTTGCCGCTGACGTACACTGCGCCATAGTAGGGCGACAGGCCGGATAACCCTTA